TTTTTTTTTTTTTTTGATTTTTCTAATTTTTATATAAATATATCTTGTGTAGAGTAATCATTATTGCGGTTAAACAATAAAAAAAAAAATCTATGCACATAGTATTCTTAAAGAGAGAATTTAATTATAAATAAAGACTGTAGAGGGTACGAATTATTCTATGAAATAGAATGAGTCGATCGGGTCAATTGTAGTTGGAACAGTTGGCCATAAATGTTGTTTCTGTTGTTCGGTTCGATCTTTTCCTATAAATTCTTGTTGATCTTGAATTTCTAAGAGAGAAGGAAATCGTTCGGGAACGAAGTATCCGACGTCAGATAACGTGTTAGTACCGAGGGTTGAAAACCTAATCGGTTTTGGTTGCACTTTGAGTTCTTCAGTTAAGAAGTTCCAAGCGTCGAGGCAGATATTGTAGACAAGTTTTGATTGTCCCATAGATGCCATTGCGATGCCGACACATGAAGAAGCAAAAGCTCCTAAGTTGCGGAATCTTTCTGGGTAAAGAAGTTGAGCGAGTAAAGCGAGTGGATCGCGATAAGCTGTACCAGATTTGTTTTGATAACTAAGAACGTCTATATCAGATAGGTCATCAGAGATTGATGATTTGTCGATATTTAGGTCTGCGTTAAATCTGAGTTTTGCTTCATTGCCAAGAAGGGTGAGGAAGTAATTTCCATATTGCGTAAAGATTCTTTCAGGAATTGCGATAATAGAGTCATCGCCTTGAATTCTGATGAAAAAGTCTTCGGATTCGATATTGATTCCTAAAGCAGATAAGGAAGTAAGGATCATTATACAGTTTACAAATGAGTCTAAGAGTTGAGTTTCTTGGTATCCAGATGCAATTCCATTAAATGTGAATTGATACAGATTTCCAGATTCAGCTCGAATCGGAGTAAACTTGACACTGTGTGTCATCCATTGCCATAAGTTCTCTAATTTTTGAGGATTAGTGAAGTTGTTTCCCTGTGGGTATTCGTTTGTTGGTTGATATCCATTTTCGAAAGTGAAATAGGATCTCCAGATTGTGTGTACATCATCGATAACATCGAATAATGCGTTACGGTCAAATCCAGACCAATCAATACCTAAGAAAGTGTTAGGGCGAGAGGAAGTAAAAATGTGGTTATAAAGGCGTTTCCAGCCACCTTTAAATGTTTCATATCCC